GAGGAAATGCCCGACGGCTTCCGCCTGATGACCAAGCGCGAGTGGTTCAACAGCCTGTTCGGCCAGTGCGCTGAGCAAGACGAAGACGGCGAGACCACCTACATCGACTACGCAATGCCCGGCGGCAACGACTGGGACGCCTGACCACCCTCCCCCGGCGCGGAGCTGGGGCACACAAGGAGATGAGAGATGGAACTGAGATTAAACATCGGCTTCGATGCTGAGCAGTTGGCCGAAGAAATGACCCAGCTGGATCACTCGACGTTCATTGAGTTCGTAATGAAGGGTCTTGATGCATTCCAGGTAGCCGAGGTTGATGAAGAGCTACTGGTGCGCATCTGGCGCGGTCTGCAAGGCTGCTACGACCCGGGCGAGAAGCCGCCAACGCTTGAAGACCTGCTCGCGCAGTACCCCGAGAAAGCATGATCCCCCGCCCTGGCAAGCCCAGGGCCCATCACATCTGCAACTGGGTCCCTCGGGATAGTGCTGCAGCTCTGCCGGTTGCAGTTGTGATGGTTTTCCAGCCGCGCGCGCACAGGAGATGGATGCAAGCGATTTGCGCGCAACACGCGGCTCTCTCTTTCCAGCCGGGCCCTGGGGGACTATCTCCAACCCTCCCTGACTCCCCAGGCGTGCCGAAAGGCGCCGGCTCTTTACACCCAGGCTCTGCAATGCAGGGCCTTTTTTACGCCTAGGAGAACGGTATGAACGCACGTATCCCATGCCTCGCCAGCCAGGACGCCGATGCCCGGGCCCACCAACAGGGCGACTACGACGCCGAGGACTCGTTCCTTGACGCATACGTGCAGATCCACTACGGGCCTGATTACGCACCTGAGTTCGTAATCGAAGCGATGAAAGAGATCCCCTTCGCGCTGGCCAAGGTCATCGCAGAACTGAAGGACTACAAGGCCCAGGGCGAGGCCATTGAGAAGTGGCTGAGCAAGTACGCATACCAGTGCGCGCGCCGAAACATCGCGGAGGCCCGCAATGCTGCCTGACGCCGCCACAGTGGCCCGCCACCCTGCCCTGGCCGAGTTCCGGCTGATCGAGCTGGAGGAGCGCTGCGCAACGCTCGAAGCCGCGCTGCAGCGCCAGTTCGCAGAGCCGATGCCGCCCGAACTGGTGCGCGCCGCGCTCGCCCAACAACCCCAGGCGCTGGAGTTCAGCGCTGACGCTATCTGAGGACACACCATGAACTGGCAAGACATATCGACTGCGCCTCAGGATGGCACTGAGGTGCTGTGCTGGCGCGAAGACTGCGGGCCTTTCATTGCCAAGTACACCAGCGTCGACAGCTTCCCGCTGACCCAGGCCGAGATCGACGCGATGGACGAGGAATCCCTGTTCCATAAAGACTGGTTCACCCAGTGGCCGCAGGCTTTCCGCCTTGATGGCAGCGAAGCGCCAACGCACTGGATGCCGCTGCCTGCGGCCCCAGGGAAGGAGAGCCCGGCTGCACTGAATCTCGAAGCAGCCGCCATGAAGCTGGCGGAAGTGTTCGACTATCCGTGGGAGGACATGCCTGCTGAAGGACGCCAGAACATGCGGACGAACGCAGAAGCAGTCCTACTGGCCGCCAGCTTCAAGGAGTCCCCTTGACCCTGCCCATAAAACTCCCACAGAACCCGCCCCTCCCGGCGGGTTTCGCTTTTCAGGAGCCACCGCAATGCAACGAGTGACCCCGGCAGAGCCATTCAACCCTGATCCCGATGCCCGCTACCTGCGCGAGTGCTCGCGGCCTGGCCCGGTGTACGAGCCGGATGCCGATGGCGTGTCAGGCGGCTGGCTGCTCGCTGTCCTGCTAGGCCTGCTCCTGCTGGCCCTGAGCGGCTGCAGCCAGGCCGGCGCACAGGAGCCCCAGCCCACGCCACAGGAGCAGCGCATTGCGCGCGCCGCGGCCCGTGCCTGCGAGGGCCTCACCCCTGTTTTTGATAACGGCAGCTGGGTCTGCCTCAAGGAGAGATGAGATGAAGAAAGAGCACCCGCACGCGCAAGTGCTGCGCTGGATCGCTGATGGGGAGACTGTGCAGTTTCTTTGGGCTCGGTCTGACGATTCCATATGGCACGAGCTGAAGAAGAACGCGACTGGCTCTTCTGTAGCGATCAGCCTGCTGGACGGAGATGGTGAATACCAATTCCGCATCAAGCCCAAGACCATCCGCATCGGTGACCGCGAGATCGAAGCGCCTGTGATGAGCGGGCCGGGGTACTTCATCACTGAGGCCGGATTCGAGCTGCAGTTCTTCGCCGATAGCCGAGACACGGCGGGGTATGCCGACGTGCAGAAGCGCGGCCACGTGTTCGCCAGCATCGAAGCCGCGCGCGCAGCCCAGGAAGCAATCACAGCACTGCTGACAAGGGAGCCGTCATGAGCGACAAGCGATACACCAAAGACGGCGAGTACCTCAGCAAAGCGGCAACGCTGGAACTCAACGAGCGACACGGCTGGCTGCAGTACGGAGACGCCCAATCCGATGCCAGCAATGCGTTCGCCAACAACGCAGTTCATGCGTTTCTGGAGTCGGCGAAGCAGGCCCAGGAGGTCATGGCCGAAACCGGCCTGACGCCGCGCCAGTTGGCAGATCGAATGAAGGCCGTGGAGAGCGCCATGCGTGACGCGCGCGAAATGATCGAGGCAGACCATGTCGATGCCGCCTACCAGATGCTTGGCGAGGCCATCGCCAACTTGGTGAAAGGAGCGAAGCCATGAGTTCTGACATGCCCACATACGCCGAGCTGCAGGCAGAGAACGCCGTGCTGCGCAGCGTGAAGACTGAGCTTCAGGACGCGGCCGTAGCTGCTCTTGAAGACGTGATGAGCATCGACAACGAGCACAGCCTGTCTCCAGATGTGGGGCGAAAGCTGCGCGCCGCCATCGACAAAGCAACGGGGGCCATGCCATGAACTACCTGCTCTGCGCACTCCTCTGGTCGCTCTTCGCAGCAGTCGCCCTACTGCTCGCTGCAGCACCACACCTCATCAACTCCGGCGCCTTCTGAGCGCGAGAACACCATGAACACAGCAACCGAAGAAATGACGCTCATCGACGCGCCGGTGCAGCAGCAGGCATTGCCGGCGGTCCAGCAGGGCGGCGCGCTGGCGCCCAACTCCCCAGCCGCCATGATGATGGCAGCCATGGCCCAGGGCGCCAATCTGGAGCAGATCGAAAAGATGATGGACCTGCAGGACCGCTGGGAAAAGAAGGAAGCCGAGAAGGCCTACAACGCGGCGTTCGCGGCATTCAAGGCAGAGGCCGTTCGCATCGTGAAGGGCCGCAAGGTCACCGATGGCCCGCTGCGTGGCAAGGAGTACGCCGAGCTGCACGACGTTGTGGATGCGGTCACGCCGGCCCTGTCCAAGCACGGACTCAGCACCTCATGGAAGCTGACGCGCGACGAGAAGGACTGGCTGGAGGTCACTTGCACCCTGAAGCACGTAGGCGGCCACAGCGAAACGGTCAGCATGGGCGGCCCGCCGGACGCTGGCGGCGCAAAGAACCAGCTCCAGGCCAGGGCCAGCACGAAGTCCTATCTTGAGCGCTACACGCTCAAGGCGATCTGCGGCGTCGCCGAAGGCGGCGATGACACGGACGGCAACGAGAAGCCGGCCGCTGTGCCACTCGAAATCCTGGCGCCGGCGCGCGAGGCCGCAATGAACGGCTGGGCAGCACTGAGTGCGCACATCAAGTCCCTCTCGCCGGAAGCGCGCGCCGCGCTGGAGCCGGAGAGCTACGCCCTGAAGAAGGCAGCCAAAGACGCTGACGCGAAAGGAAGGGCAGCATGATCCATCACGACCATGAACAAGGCAGCGAGGCCTGGCTGGCGGCTCGCAAGGGCTGCATCACCGGCTCGCGCTTCAAGGACTGTCGCGACAAGCTGAAAGGAGGCCAACCCTCCAAGGCCTGCGTGGCTTATGCGATGGACACCGCGCGCGAGCGGGTCGGCGGGCGCGCTCCAGCGAAGTTCCAGAACGCCGCAATGCGCACCGGCAGCGAGCAAGAACCGCTGGCGCGTTTGGCATATGAGCGCCGCACCGGAAATCTTGTCGAGGAGGTGGGCTTCTTCACTACAGAAGACGGCCTCTATGGGCTCAGCCCTGACGGCCTGATAGACGACGACGGCGTGCTGGAGATCAAGACCATGGTCAGCAGCGACACACTGTTCACCGCCATGGCAGACGGCGATCTCTCCGCCTACATGGACCAGTGCCTGGGCTATCTCTGGCTGCTGGGCCGCCAGTGGGTGGATCTCGTGCTCTGGGCGCCTGACCTGGACCACATGACCATCAAGCGCATCACGCGCGACGAGGATGCGATAGAGCAACTGGAAGCCGACCTGATGGCTTTCGCTCGCCTCGTCCAGAACTACGAAAAGACTCTGCGCGCCGCTCTGGCCGCATAAGGAACCACATGCCCAAGCAAATCGGAAACTACCGCGTCGGCCGCGACGCAGAGCTGCGTACTCTTCAAGACGGCACGCCCGTCGCCAGCATCTCGCTGGCCTACAACTACGGCAAGGCCGGCCAGGACGGCAAGCGCGCCACGCAGTGGATCGACGCCACGATGTGGGGTCAGCGCGCCGAGAAGCTGGCACCCTTCCTGCTAAAAGGCTCTCTGCACTGCTTCACGCTGGACGAGATGCATATCCAGATGTTCAGCCGCCAGGACGGGACGCAGGGTCACAAGCTCGTGGCGCGCGTGCTGGATGTTGAGCTGGGCAGCCGGCCGGAGGGCCAAGCGAGTACGCCCGCGCCGGCCCCAGCGCCACGGCCAGCCCCGGCGCCCGCGCCCCGGGCAGCTTCCGGCTTTGACGACCTAGACTCTGATATTCCGTTCTAGTCGATGAAAAACAGGGCCAACCCAGAAAACTGCAGGGCCTTGAACAGAAAGTACCTTGCCACAGAAAAAGGCAAGGCGGCCCGGCAGAGAGCACAAGAACGATACAGAGCGAAGCATCGGCTGAAATTGATAGCTCACGGGAAGGTGGCCTATGCCATCAAGACTGGCGAGCTGCTTAGGCAGCCATGCTGGGTATGCGGCGATGTAGCCCAGGCCCACCACCCGGACTACAGCCGTCCGCTGGATGTAGTCTGGCTTTGCGACAAGCACCACAAGGAAGTTCATGCGATGGAGAGGGAGCTGAGAAGTCAGACCCACATCAACACCAAGCCCGGCAACACGCCGGGTTTTTCGTTTCAGGAGCAGTAATGCCGAACCCATCGCCATTCCCCACCGCTGCCCGACGCAAAAACGCATCCATGCGCCACGTTGACCCTGACATGCTCCAGATCAGCGACGACGCATACACAGGTGTTCGAGCCGTTCCAGAAGGCAAGTACAGCGAGATCTTCGCGCGCTTAAAGCCTGGGCAGTGCATCAAGTGCGAGCCTAAGGAAGCCGGCCCATTGGCCCAGGCGCTGCGCAAGTGGCTGGAGGTCAAAAAGCAGGAAGGCCTCTTCGACGTGCGCTCCATGGCCCGCTATCACACAGATCAAAGGGGCCGCGTATGGCTTTTGCCGAAACAACAGAAGCTCAAGAAGGCCGCATAAGCAACAAGCCCAAGTGCGTCGAATGCGGCGCTGACGCCCAGGTCACGGAAACGCGGCCGGGCGACGGCGCCGCGATCATGCAACGCAGAACCCGCAAGTGCAAATGCTGCGGCGCTCTGTTCAACACGATCGAGATCTACGCGCCCGATCAGAGCATCCCGAGGAAAGACCGCAGGCCACACGCCAGAGCCTGAAACCAACCACGGCGCCCGCGCCAAGAAAGGAAACCCATGACCGACTACAAGACCCTGCTGGCCCGCAAGGCCGAACTCGACGCCCAGATCGCCCAGGCCCAGGCCGAGCACAAAGCCGAGGGCATCGCCGCGGCCCGCGCGCTGATCGCAGAGCACGGCCTGACCGCTGCCGATGTCTTCCCCGCCGCGAAGGCCAAGGGCAGCGTGGGCGCGCCCAAGTACCGCGACCCGGCCACGGGCGTGACCTGGACCGGCCGGGGCAAGCCCCCGAACTGGATCGTGGGCAAGGACCGTGCGCCCTTCCTTATCGCCACCCAGTAGAGGCATGAGCACAGCGCATGGGCGCTGTCCTGATACATCCCCTCCCCCGAAGCCCTCCCGGTATGCCGCGAGGGCTTTTTTTGGCCCAAAGGAACCTCATGCAAGCTGTTGACCTCTTCGCCGGAGCTGGCGGATTCAGCACTCTGGCCGCCCATCTCTGACCGCCCCATGACCCCGACCCCACCCCAGACCTGCGAGCTGCTGCAGCGCGCAGGCCACGTCATTACCCGAACAGCTGCGCTCTGGCGCATCGCATCCTGACAGGAGAACCCATGACGATCACCCTTGAAGCTATCCGCGCCGCTGGCGGAATCGTGCACAGCGACGGCAACATCTTCTTCCGCGACATCAGCATGCTGCAGGACCTCGCCGGGGCAGCTCCTGCCGCTGTGGCGCCCCAGGGCGAGTACCCGCATGAGCAAATGGATGCCATGGCGCTCGCGCGTTACAAAGTCGTGCCATCTCACGCAAGCATGCTTTGGAGCCACGCGGTCGTTGCAGGACACGGCGCGCAGCAGCTCTATGTCGGCCGAGAGGTCGAGTGCCAGAACATGGCACGCAAGTTTGCGGGAGCGTTCCTTGATGGCGCCTTTGCATTCCACTCTATGGCTGCCGCG